ATGTATTCTAAAATTATAACTCTATCTCTTAAGTTTGCTGAAAAAGATATTTTACCTTCTCTTTCATTTATATTGTACCAACCATTTGCATTAGCATATTGTGGATCCATACCATAAAGCTCACCCCATCCGGCATATAAACCAAATCCCCAATCGCCAAACTGTAACAAATAACCTAGCCAAGATTGATCTATTAATTCGTTAAAATATTTATAGGCATTATTGTTCCAGCGATCTTCTACAATAGAAGTACCCGTTATATTAGTATCATACACATCTTGCATAGGAACACCTTTACCATCTTGTAGCGGCATTCTGTAAGGACTTTGAGTAAGATTGTTAGTAGGATATATAGGGTGTTTTACACCTTGACTATCGTACCAACCTATGCTAACATGATTAACATAATCTTGAGGCATTATTACACTTAAGCTGTGCGGTATAGTTAACTCTTGAGACTTGATACTTTTCAAAGTATCATAACTAAACTCTTGCATAGAGCGTTTAGCAAAAAATATTAGATCAGTTCTTTTTACACTAGGTATTAATTTACCGGCCCCAACATACGCAACTTGAAACGCGTTTATTATATCTTTTAATTTAGTATAAGCATAGTTGCCATAGTTTTCTTCTACTACATCTCCAAAAGCTTTTTCTTGTAAGCTTGCACCATATTGACCTCCGTCTAATTTTTTAAGTTGAACAACTAAGTCTGAACTAGCAGCAAATGTATTAAACGGTATAAACTTTACATCAGCAATAGAATTCCCTCCGCCATACGTCACTGTTCCATAAATAGCTTGATCCCATGTACATTTATAGTTACCATTACTATCAACTACAACACTATTTATTATACCATAACTAACTTGTGCTGAACCTTGTGTCCATGTTACAGCACTGCCAGATAGTGTTATTTTATAACCTATTTGTGGTTCTATACTTCCAGTGTTTAGGTTAAACACTACAAAATTTTCTCCAGGTAAAGCTGCAGAAGCTGTAGTCGTTTGACCTTCTCCTGTAAAATTTATAACATTACCAACAACAGAATAAGGTATATTTGTTTTATGCAACTCTTCATAGCTTCCTGGAAGTCTTGTAGCACTATAATAAACTTTAAAGTTATTTTGATTGTATTGTATACTGGCTTTATCGTCAGTAAAGAACTTTAAATCAGTATCAAAAGTTGTGGTTATAGTTTCTCTCTGATTAGATGCAGCAAAACTTTGTGCACCCTCGTAATATTGTCTGTTGTTTTCTGTTACTAATGCCATTTAATTAACTTTTTGCGTTTGCTTCGTCTTGCATTACTTGCTGTGTAGCTACTTGAATTATTGAAGGATCTTTTACTATAACACCAGCATATGCTAATATTCTTAATATTAAATTTGTTTGTTCAGAAGGATGTAATTGAAAATTTATAGATCCAGTTGGTGGAATTACATCAGGGTTATAATCGCTATTGCTGTAAACGTATTGCCCTCTACTTCCAACTGTAAATCCCCAAAGAGGGTTTAAAGGTCTTTTTACAAAGTCTATTGATATAGTATTTGATTGGTTTATTGTAGAAGGCGAAACAAATAATTTTTCATCTTCATATAAATAAACTGGATATTCTTCTGTTGCTTTTAACAGCCCAGTACTTTGAGCATTATAAAAGTCAGTTCTATTAACTCTTTCAACTTCTGTTACGTTGTTGTAAGAATTAGTATGTGTTACAACTCCTAATCTATAAAACGACACGTTATCTCCGTAAGTGTCGGTTATTAGTTGAGGTATTTGAAAATAATTTTGGATATATTGTAGGGAAGCAGATGTTTTAAATATAGATATTTTTTCATCTATATTCATTTGCCTGTCAGCATAATCAACATCAGCTTGAGGTACACGTAACTGTTGATTGATATCATCGAAGTATTGCTCAAATATTTGTAGTTGCACTTGAGCTGCCACATTATTAAATTCTTGAGGCGTCATATAACCACGCTGTTCTTTATTAAGAATCAACAACACGGTTTGATATACAGTGTTTACGTTTACCATTTTATATTTTTAAGTTAATATAAAGGCGGCCGAAACCGCCTCATATTAAGATTACATGTTATTTTAACTTTTTCTCTATTGACTTATAAACTTCAACACCATCGTCGGTTTTAAAGAATGAAGCCATAGCAGAATATGGATTTTCATCAAATGGTATAGTCATAAGTTTTTTACCATTACTAGCCCAATTAAAAGTTCTTTGATCTTGTGATAAAGAGATTATCTTAGCTTCTTGAGCTTTGATTGCAAAGTTTCTTAACTCTACGTTCTCGTCATTAGCAAGAGCTATTAATAACTCAGGATTTCTTCTTGCAAAAATCATTATATCTCTTTTTAACTCTTTAGAAGTTAATCCAGATACTTTGTTACCAAATTCAACTCTTAATATAGCTTCAGCCATATCTACGTCCATAGCAGCTGCAGCGTTTAAAGCTTCTAGTTCAACCGCTATAAAATCTAAATCATTGGTTGCATCTTTAACTTTATCTACTTCTGCGTATTTCTTATTTAATAGAGGGTGATATAGTGAAAGTAATTTTTGTAATGATTGATATTGCTTAGGAACATATAATGTACCTTTTTTAAACATAATATGTCCTAATGTAGCCTCACCTTTTTGTTCATCTACAAATGGACTAGACATATTTGTTGCATATCTTAATTCTCTTACTCCACCTTTTTCTTCATCAAACCAAGTTAAAGGATATCTTTTTCCGTGTCTTGATGGTATAGTTAATGTTAATGGATTGTATTTACCAGTAACATAATAATGTCTGTCCTTTATTTCCCACCCTTTTTCTAAGGAGGTGGACATCTTTTTTTCTTTTGTCATAATATAATATATAATAAAATTAATAAAAGTAATAATTACCCCCGTTGATTTAACGAGGGTAAGAATTACATTAATATACTAGATACCTTTGAATAATACAAAGTTATTAGCAGCTTGTACACATAAACATCTTTCTGATAAGAAGTTTACTTCCATTGCATCAAGATCAGATGTGAACGCTCCACCAACAGAACCTGTTAGCCAAGATTTCATTCGTCTGTCATCAGCTTGTGACGCTCTATATCTAACGTGTAGGAATGGTCGTCTAATGTTTGTACCTAAAATTTGGTCATAAACAGTAGATGTTCCAGCCGGTACTAATACACCGTCAATAGAACTTACACCGTACCCAACAACTGGAGCAGTCTCAATCGCGCCTCTTGTAGAAGCATCGTTTAAGTATTTCCAGTCTGTTTTATAAAAGTCATAAGAACCTCTTCTAAATCCAGAGAATCCTAAGTTAAGTGCCATTTGCTCAGAGTTTTCAAATAAACCATAAGCAGTACCACCAGCAGTTCCAGCAGAAATACCAGCAAGCATGTCATCAAAAGATAATGCAGTTTCTCTGTTTAAGAAAAGCATATTTTCTTCAATAGCACCTTGAGTATCTAAGTTTCTAAGAATAGAATCGAAAGAATCTAACTGAGAAATACCTCCAACAGGAGCAGCGTTAAACCCAATATTTATATTACCTCTATCTTCAATAGCAGCAAATAAACCTTGAGTACCTTTAAATCCAGCAGCAGCAGCAGAACCTGCAGGAGCACCCGCAGCATCAGCTAATTCACCTTCAACAACTGACATTTCTAGGTAGTCTTCAAAACGTAGTCTTGTTTCAGACTCAGCTTTTAAATACCATAAATATCCTGATGTTCCATCTTCAGTAGCAACTTCAACCCAACCAATCTGAGCAGTGTCAGAACCAGATACAACATATTTGTTTCTGATAATTATTGGTGAATTAGAGAATTGAGTAAAAGAAGGAGTTATACTTTGATAACCATTAACAGCGCCTGCGGCAGCTGTGTTGTTAGCGATAGAACTTCCTTTTCCATACTCAGAACCGTATACAAATATCTTAATATTTGTTAGGGCTAAAGCAGCTAAATTTGCAGCTCCATATACAGCTACAGTTAAAGCACCAGTCGCGGTGTTACTAGCTGTAACAATACCTTTTGCTTCTGCACCAGTATCATCCATCATAACGATAGTTTGATTTGGTGAAACAACGTTAGCTACATAATCACTTGCAACAGCCGGAGCTAAATCTACAGGAATTGTTATAGTGTTTACTTGATCGTTAGTACAACCTTCGTAACCGATGTGTAATCTGTTTTGTTCTGACCAGATAACTTGGTCTGATGTCATTGGCATTTCAGCGCCTACCATTCTTAAGAAACCAGATAAAGTTCTGTTTCCATATCTTTCTACTTCTTGTTCGTAGATTTCAGGTAGATATTGCTGAGCAAATGTATCAGAATCACCTGGATTTGCGCCTCCATTAAACGACAAGTAGTTAGAATCTAACACTTGTTGTCTTTGAGACGGCTTGATTGTCCCGAATAACGGGCTTACATTTTGACTCATAATTTTTAATTTTTAATTGTTACTTTTTTTATTTTAAGTTTTGAGGAGTCAACACCACTTAATGCTTTTACTTTTATTCCATTAACAAAGACTTCGCCACTCGCAACTCTACGAGGTTCTTGTTCTATGTTTTTAGATTTAGCCATCATATTTTTTACAGCGTCGGCTTTACCTTGCTCGTAAAAATGATTAGCTATAGTATCAACATTATCTGCGGCATATATAGCCTTGTGATATCCAGCAATATCTACCACGTTGCCATCATTATCAAGAAACTTCTTAATAGTATTACCAACATCCGACTGTCTATCTGCAACTGCATCAGTGTTTTTTAAACCGTATCTAAAAGTTTTTTCACCTACTTTAATATCAAAACCTTTGAATTTATTAGTGAACCAGTCTTTAGTTTGGTCTTTAAACTGAGCGTGTTGTTCTGCAACTATATCTTGCTCGTCATTATAGCGGTTGAAAAAGTCCATAGCTTTTTGTTGATCTTGAGTTACGCCCGGTCTCAACTTGATCTCGTCGTAGTATTTACTCTTAGCATCTTCTAAAAAGTTCTGTGCTTTTGCAACTTCTTCTTTAAACGCAATTTTCTTTTTGCGTATTTCTTTTGGCTCATCTATTTCATCATCAAATAAATAATCTTCTAATAAAAGACTAACATCTTCAGAATCTAAATGAGGTTTAGTTTGTTTATAATACTCTCTAATTAAAGCTGTATTATCAACATTAGAATAATCAGCGTTTAATCTAACGTAATCTTCTAATGTACCGCCAGTATCATTCATAAATGTTACTAGCTTTTCAATATTTTCTGGTAAAGGTTGACCGCTTAATTTAGCATCTCTTTTTGCTTCTTTAATTTGGTTTTCAACTTGCTTTACCTCTTGTTGTACCTCTTCTTTTGTTATTTCTTGGAGCGGAATGACAGCATCGGAGCTGGGCTCTTGTACCTGTTCTTCCACTTGAGGTATATCTCCGGCTTGTTTAACTTCAGCCAGTTCTCCTGTTTCTTGCTCTGAAATGGCATTATCTTCTTTTTTTATTTCTACTTTAGTAACCTCAGGTATAACTTCACCTTGAGCTTCTTTAGCCGTTAAGTTCACCTTTACTGGTGAATCTTGTTTACCTAATTGCTTAGGTTTTGTTTTTAATTTACCTTTTAGTGTAAATTCTCCTTCCTGTTTTGCAGGTTGATTTGTTGTTTCTTCTGACATAATATAATATAATAGTTAATATAATTTTTATCTAGGATCAAATTGCTCTAATCCAAATCCGCCTAAATTATCCATTCCTGCGGATTCAAAATTCTTAGGAAGACCATCTGTTTTCCTTTGATTTATCATTTGACTTTGTTGTGTGCCTTGTATTTTTACTCTTTTATCTTTTCTATTTTCAATTTCTTTTTCTCTCATGCTCTCTTCTTGTATTCTAGCTTGAGCTAATTTCATTTGATATCCAAACTCTTCAGCCATCAAAAGCTTTTTGATTTCAGATTCCGTTTGCATACGTTGTATTTCAAACTGAGATTTAGCTTGCTCTATCTGAACTTTAGATTCTGTAAGAGCCTGTTGTTTTTGCATTTCTGCTAAAGCTGCTTTTTCAGCTGTTTGAGAATTAGCTTCTGCTTGAGCTTGTATGTTCATCATGCTAGCTTCTTGATCACGCTGGCGTTTCTTTTCTTGACTAAGTTTTAATTTTTGATTAGCAAGTTTAAGGTTTTTTATTTGCCTAAGATCTATAGCATCTGATAAACCAATACTCTGTTGCTGTAAAGCCATTTGAATATTTTGTTCTAACATTTGCTTTTCTTCTTCGTCTGGTTCTAGTTCTAGATAAATACCAAATTCCATTAGTTGCTTTTCCATCAACTCACCTAGTGTAGCTGTATTAAACATAGATATAGAATCTACTAAAGCTTGTCTAGTTAAAGGAAATTCCAAAGCATCAGCTGCTCTTAAAGCTATGTTTTCACAATTTCTTAATGTTAAGTATAATTGCGCTTGCATTAAATGTCTAGTCGCTGTGTTACTATTTGCGGCTGCTAATTTTTGTAATCCAACTAAAGAACCTACAGCCGGAGTACTAGCATCTCTAGCTTCGTTTAATCCGGTTACATCTCTTATCATTTGTAAATAATATTGATAAGTCTGAATCAAACTAGCTATTTTAGCATTACCACTACTTGTTTGTAGTTCTTGAATAGGTACTTTACCTCTATTAGGGTCTCCCTCTTGTGTCAAAGATCTACCTACAATACTACCAGTTTGAAAATACATATTCAATGCTTCTTGTGCATTGTAATTTGTTCCATTACCTAAGTCAACTTCTGCTAATCCATCTACATCTACAAACACTCCATCTGGAACCATTCTAGATAATACTTGCTGTAGTTTTAAATGAGTCAACTGTATCATGTCTGCGAAACCAGTTATACGACTAACAGTAGATTCTATTCTACCTTTATACATCTTAGGCGCAACAATGCTATAGTTCATATTAACTCTAGCTATATTACTTGATGGTCTAGTCATGTTCTTTGCCATTTCCCATCTTAACATTTTATCAAAACCTAATATTTTAGCTCCGCTATATAAAACCTCTATAGACCTAGAAGCTCTTTCAAAATTATCATTTTTAGGAGGATCAAACGTGTCTGGTTTTTCTAAAGCTTTTTCTAAACCATTTTCAGATCTTTTTATTTTCCAAACTTGATCTTGATATGTTTTGTATTCAAAATAAAGAACATTAACAGTGTTGTAATTATCTTGTTGACCGTAATAGCTATTTC